TGTAGCCATGCTGTAAGGATTTTTTACATAGTTATCATATTGAGCTTGATAATAGGGTTGTGGCTGTGCTGGGAACTGCCCTTGAAAATTTGGTGATATTGGCTTAATGTTAAATGGATTAGTCTGACCAGTTTGAACTGGTAAACTTGGCTGATTAAATGCACCTAAAGCACTTAAAGCTGTTCCACCTAACATGGCAACAGAACCTGGATTAGCTTTTGCAAAATTTAAAGCATTGGTTCCAGAGCTAAATGTATTACTTAATCCAGCACCCATGTTAGATAAACTGGTGGCAGAACCAGCACCACCAACAGCATTCATAGCACCAGCACTACGCACAATATCAGATGGATCAACATTTAGATTTTGAAAAGCTTGACCTATTGCTGTTCTTTGAGCATCGGTTAGGTTTTGCATATTATTAACTTGATCAATCGCTGAATTAAGACTTCCTGATGACTGTGCTGCCATATCTGCTGGAATGCTTGAATTTAATCCAGCATTTACAGTTGCTTGTGTATTAGCAAATTCTGCTGCTGCTTGATCACCACCTTGTTGAGCTGCTGCCTCTAATCCAGCCGAACCTAAGCCTTCAGCTAAACTAGCACCACCCCAAGCTCCAAGTCCAGCCATAAGCCCTTCTTTTAAACTACCAGTAAGAGCAAAATCTCCAGCACCAACAATTGCAGCTGCAAGTGGAGCACCTACTCCAGTAGCCATTAAAGCAGCACCAGCCACCATAGGAAGAGCAGCACTTAAAAAACCAGCTTCAGGAAGACCTGTTTTTGGATTGATGGTTAATGATCCACCGTGCTGTTGTGCCAATTTTTGTAGGGCTTGAAGCTCCCCAGTAGTCATATGGACTAAGTGGGTATCGTCTCCACGACCATGCTGCTCTAAGTGTTTGGCAATTAACGGTAGACTCATACACGACCTATTGAGTTATTTGGAATAATTTTATCATAATTAAACCGCTGTGCCAGCATAATTTACCCATTTTTGACCATTCCAATAAATAGGATATCCAAGAGTTTGATCAAAATACTGCTGACCTATTTGCAAATTAGCCAAAGGTCGCTGTCCTTTTAATCCATAATCTGGTGTTGCAGTTGCCTGAGTGTAATTATTTAACTGATTAAAATATAAACGCAATTGGCTTAATACTTGATTGTCATGTCCAGCATCATAAGTCGCTGGAGCAACAGGTAAGTTGGGAGGCGTTGGTGCTAAAGGAGTGCCATTATATTTTTGAATATTTAACATTATCTTCTTCCATCTGGTCTAATATCAAAACGAGGGGTTCCTAATTGCCATGCAACTCCATTTTGACCTGTTGATTTAATAATAAATGACATCTGCCTACCTCTTAATCGAGTAAATACTTCAGCTGTAAATTGTTGAATTGTATATTCAGGAATATTGGTATAGTTTTGTAAACTGGTTACAGCAGGATTAGCCGCTACTCCATAAGCTGATCCAGAACTATTTCTTGGCAAAATTTGAATAGTTAAAGATGGATTATTGGTTGTAGAACCGTTAAAGTTCACATCTGGGAACATTCTCCAAACAAATCCAAAATGTTGTCCTGCATCATCTGGACTTACTTCAAAATCAGAAGATTGAATATATGATGTTATAGGTTGCGGAGTTCCTGTAGAAACATCATCACAGCCATTTTCATGGTAAAGCAATCTGCCGTTATAGTCAGCAGCAATAGGGAATTGATTAATACCAGTTTGAAACCATGCAGAACGTGCCATTGTTCCATATGCCCAAGTATTTTCTACATAATTGTAAATAACATATTTATCAATAACAGAATTGGGTTGAGTATTAGAACCATTGTTTCCATCAATAGAAACATAGAACCACCATACTTCATTAAATCCTTCATTAGATCCTACAAAAACTTGAAAGTTTTGGTTTTGATTAATATTATCAAATATGTATTGTTTTAAATCACAAGGCAAGGTTTGAACAGTACCGTTATACATGTAAAAACGATCACGACCCATCCAATACGTTACATTATTAATCGTAATCATACAGTTAGGACTCATAATCGATATATTATCCATTAAGAGCTGGAATCCCCATACATAAGGAGTGCCAATATATTGCATTGAATATAAAGCTGAATCAGTCCAAACTAAAATCTCTTGACGAGTTGACCTTGCTCCAACAATATAAGATCCATTTCCTAATGCGTATTCACCAGATTGATTGGTTATTTCTGGAATCCATTGATATACATTTCCTTGATCTGACCATCTTACCAATAAAGGATTAAATGAAGTATTAGGTGATCCAGGACTATAAGGATTAGCACCAAAACAAATTAAAAACTCTTGCACTTCAGAAGAAAGAACTTGATAAGTTGAATTGGGTACAAATGCACCAGCATAAGTAATTGTATAACTACCACTCGAAGGAGCCGTTGTTGTGTTACTAATTGTTCCAACACCAGTTACATTATTCATGGCTACGATATAAGTGTTTGCTGGAATACCTGTTCCAGAAATATACATATATGGATATATATAAGGTGCATTTGCTGATGTTACCGTAATGTTAGTCGATCCAGAACTAAATGTTACTGAATCAAGTAATAGAGTTGTTTGATTAGCCAATGACTGTAAAGATACACCACGGCTTGATACCCCATTGGAATTTTGCCAATAATAAATAGGACCACCACGAGGAGAAAAAACAAGATCCGCTCCAAAGTTATCGTTTGACCATAACCTTAATTGTGTTCCTGATGATGCACTACCTGATGAAGATGCTTGTCCCCATCCTATGGCAGATGGTGTTGATGTAGAAGATGTGGCTGGAATAAATACTGTAACTGCTCCACCACCTGTTGCTGAAGTTACCGCATTAGGAGACCAAGCAGCCGTTACATTTATAGTATATGTATTTGCTCCTGTTACTGTTACTGCATATGACTGCTGTAAGATACCTTTAGGTATTCCACCAACAGAGGAAGCTACACTTAAAAAAGATACTGAATTACCTGTTGTTAAGCCATGTGCTGTTTGCGTAACTGAAACAACATAACTACTTGCAGTTGTAGTAAAAGGATTGGTTAAATTAACTGTAGAAAAACCTGTAGTTCCACTCCAAGATCCTGCTCCCCATCCAGTACCTGTTGTATAAGTACTTAATCCACTTGGATATAAATAATTAACAGTAACGGTTGCACTTGCGGATGATGGTGCACTTGTTGCAGTAATTGTATAAGTTGTAGAAGTAGGCGTTGATGTAACAAGGTAATTACCAAAGAAAGTGTATCCACCTACCGTATAAGAAGTAGAAAAATTAATGTAATCCCCTACATTCGGACTATATGAATTGTCTGTTAAAGTAACAGTAGTTGTTCCATTGGTTGTTATAGTAACCGATGTATCTGTTTGAATAATCGGTGTAATATCATTGTAGATACCGCCAAAATACAAATAATAACTTGTGCTGGTTCCTACACCAATATAGTTATTACTAATACCTGTTGTTGCACTTGACCACACCCATAACGATCTTGCTATTCCATTGAATGTGCTTGAACTAACCTGTGTCCAACCACCAATTTTTTCAGGTAGCCCAGCACGAAATCGAACTTTGTCACCATCATACCAACCACCAGAGTTGGAATAATTTGTGCCTTCTCGATACAAACCAGGCTTTAAAGTTAATTTGCGTAAAGGCATAGGGTTTACCCTAACATGGATTCAGAAAATGTTTTTACTTCAGCAACTCTACGTAACCAACCTACGCCAAACGTAGGGAAAGTACCTAACGATCTATAAAATTCTTCTTTTAGTTGACTGAACTTTTCAATTAATTCTTTAGCTTCAGTCTTTTGAATAGCCGATACGCTCGCAGGTCCCAACACGCCATCCGCAGTAACTCCAGCCGCCTCTTGTATGAGTTTGGCAGCCCTACCCACGCCCATATTAACAGCAGCATCAAATACGGCGTAGTCAACACCAGCAGGGAGATTATCACCTTGTACCTTATTCCAATAAAGTTCTTTGTATAAATTATACACTTCTTCATCAGGGATTACCCTAAGTTCTTCTTTGGTAATGTGCGTATTTCGCCTCCATTCACGATAAACACTAAGGGTTATACCTTTCATCGTAGCACCACCTGGATCGGCTGGGTTATCACTCCATAATCCCTCACTCTTCAGAACGTGTGCTAATGCAGATTCGTAATTTTCTTTCATGTTATTGGTGTACTCTGATGTAATAGTTCATCTTTCTTTTGACTACCTGCTGATGAACCAAAGTAAAAAGAAATGATACCAACCCAAGCCGTTGATAATGAACCTAACATAATCATCAATTCATCCGACTTGGTGGCATAACCCATCATTAATGCAAATAAGATTCCAAAGAATCCAGCAGTAATTAAAAGAGACAGTAATGGTGGAATCCATGAATGAGTTGCAGATTGCATATCCCTAGCTGATTTACGGTCATCTACGGCTAACTTTTCAAAGTTAAGTCCTAACTCCTGTGCCTTTGCTTGTAAATCTATTTCAGCTTGTTTAAGACTAGCTAATTGGTCAGCAGTTAACTTACCAGAGTCAATCGTAGACTGTACGTCTTTTTCATCAACTCCCAATGCTTTTGAGATAGCAGTAACCGCTAGTCCTGCTAGTGGTCCACCTAATGCTGTTGCAATGCCTGGTGCTATTTGTGCAAGCCACTCCATATCAATCCTTTAAAAGAATAATTAACATCATACAAATTAATGCCATCATTGTCCACCATTTAAACAAGTCATCATCCACGAACAATATCTTTCTTGGTTCTTACTAAAACTTTATGTTCTTTATCAAATTTTGGTTTTGGTAATCGTATTTTTTCTAGTTCTTTAATCTCAAAATGTAAATAAATTACATACGACCAAATAGCTAATTCAATTAAAAATACTGCGAACCAATACTTAACCCAACTCATACAAGATTAAAGTAATACAACAAACAAGTAATAATAAAAGCAGCAAACCAACAATAAAACTGCACTCGTCTTATGTCTTTCAACTTATGTCCGTAATACTTTTTACTTTCTTGATGTTCCTTCTCAACTACTGCTTTTAACTCTAATACCTTACTCCATTCTTTAGCACCATACTTGGCTTTAAACTCTCGTTCGGCTTGATTTTC